TCATAGAGCTTTTAATATATTACCGAATTTTTCTGCAGTATCTTTTTCTTTATGTTTAGCAAGATGGCTGTATGTGTTCATGGTTATACCATAATCTGCGTGACCAAGTCTGTGCTGTATCTCTTTAGGGTTCACATCATTATTCATCAATAAGCTTGCATGTGTGTGTCTAAAGCCATGAAAACCAATATTGGGAACACCAGCTTTTTTGAAATGTTGCAGGAGACTATATCTTTCATTTTCATATATGCTTACTTTCCCCTTATATGGGAAAATTAGACAGTCTTTTAATAAAATTGCGCCTTTGTTTTGTCTATTCCGCCATGCTTTCAACATTGTTATAGCCTCATTATCTAAAAACACTGTCCTATTGCTATCTTTAGTTTTGGGACTTTCTTGTATGTTACGACTTTGCTGTACAATAGTTTTATAAACTTTAACATAGCATTCTTTAAAATCAATATCTGACCACGAAAGAGCCAAGGCCTCTCCTACACGTAAACCAGTAGAAGAGCTAGGCGAACTTGCTAATGGACGATTTGCAAACTTGAAAGTTGTAGAGATTCCAGACGGCGCAAGTTATGAAATCTCAGATTATGACGGAATTGAAACTGCACATTATGGTTTCCAAACAGGGAGTGTATAATGACAAAAACAAAGCTGCAAATCATGCGTGAGAAGAAGGGGCTGACTATTCGAGAACTTGCTGAGAAAGCAGCATGGCATCAAGAGAAAAAACAGCCAAGTATAGGTGTTATCCTACACTTTGAAAATTCTATCCGCAAAATTGAAGGTGAGAATGTAGTTGCACCTAGACCTAGAAAAATTTATGAATACAAGAGCATTGCCCAAGCCTTGGGCTGCTCGGTAAATGAATTGGTGGAAACATAAAAAAGAGGCACCGATTTATGCCTCAAGTTTAGAATATTAATGATGTGATAGTACGAAAACCAGAAAAGCTATCCAGTCGTACGCAAGGTGAATAAAGTAACCTGTATAAATTGAATCACTACGTAACGTGGCCAATGTAAAGGGGATTCTAGCAAGAGCAATTACGAGTAGAACTTGCGCAAAATTCCAGTCGTATGTAGATAGATGTAGTAATCCAAAAATTATTGTAGATACTGTGACGGCTAAGAAAATTGATTTACGAGTTCCACCTAACAAATTGATAATAATTAAAAGTAGAACTATAGTAATTAATTCTTCACCAAGAAGCATGGGTATAGTTTTGAGGATTTCAATTAAATTTATCTTTGCTGCAAGAGGATTATCATGAGTTATACTATGAAATACATTTTTAGCAATGAATAAGCCAGTAAAACCGAAGATAAAAGCAGCAATAAGTCCAATAAAAAAAGTGCTAACAGGTTTCTGAGGTTTAGAAAAAGTGTATGTAAGTCCATGAGTCCCAAAAAGAAGATAAAGGCTAATGAAGCCTGTAATTGCTAGTGAGAAGGGAGCAATAAAAGGAATCTCATAAATAAGTGCCATAAACCCAGCCGTTAGCAATATAAGAGCAACTGGAATTGCGGATCGGCTCATAGGAGCTGTAAAAAGTTTTTTCAAGGGGGATTTCCTCCAAAAATTTATTATTGATGAATTTGAAGTTGAAATAATAAAAATCATTGTGACTTATATCAAATTTATCTTTATAGATTATAGCATGAATATCTCTTTGTTAGGTATATAAAACTATACGAAAAAAATATTTAAAGATATATTTAATAACTTAGAATAAACAGCCCGTTTTAACCAAAATAAAAAAAGCCTTATAAAGGCAGTGATTACAAGGGAGTACAGCTTATAAAGCTACTTCCGATTATATTATATATTTACCATAGTTAAAGGAGAAATAAATGCTATTACACTATACACTCCAAGGAGTAACTAAACAAATTCAAGTTGATGAAATTGGTGACTTGATTGATGAATTCGGACAGCAAAATGTCCTTGAAACTATAATTGATTTGTTTGCACAAGATGACGACGATTTGTTTAATATCTTAGAACATCTTGTAGATGACGCTTGGGAGGAGTAAGTAAAATGATTAGACCAGATTATGTTTGTCCGAACTGTTAACGTGTGGGTGATGTGCTAGTAATCATGGTATTTGAGAATGACAGAGTTGTTGAAGTTAAATGTGATAACTGCAAATCAAACATAAAATACACAATTAAAGCTGAGGTAGTAGAATGAGTTATGAACTTCCACTTGATGAACTATTAGATAGTCTTTCAAAAGAAGGAGTAGATACTAGTCAATTAAATATAGTAGAGGAAAAATTATGAAATCAAGCTGGAAAAAGCAAAGGCTTGCTACTAAAAAAAGCATCATTCTTGATGCTAACAGATTTACTCAGCTTTGTTTTCGGCCATGAAATCAAAATAAATGTTTTTATGGAAACGAGGAAGAAATTTTCTCGCACGATTTTCTGTAAAACCTACTAATAGTTTAGTTTCATCAACAATAATTGGAGTGCGTATAACAGTTCGGTACCTTTTTAAGAAGGATATCATTTCGCTTAGGGAAGATTCTTCAAATGAGTGATGATATTTCTTATACATGGTACTTCTCTCTAAAAGAATATCATCGATGCCATTTTCTGTAAGAGATAAAATATGTAAGAAATCAGAAGTAGATAAGTCATCTTTAGCTACGTTTATCTCAGTGAATGGAATATTGTAGGATGTAAGCCACTCTCTAGCTCTTTTCGAAGAGTAACAATGGTTAATAAAATATAATTTAATCATCTAGTGGTCCTCCTATTAACGTTTTTATCATTATAATATAATTTTAACATAATTATATAAGTCTTTAGAAAGATATCTGGGTTTAAAATTAAAATAAAACTTAAAAAATAAGAAAAAGCCCGCTGGAACGGGCTTACCTAAATGATTTTCTTAATTCTATTATAACAAAATTTGTAAAGGAGTTAGGACTATGAAGAGTAAAACACAGCCAGACATATTTGCCTGCACACACGGAACACAAGATATAGAAACAGATGACTGGCGTATTGTTCGTTCAGTGCTTAGGACAATGCTACGGCAAAGCAAGAATGCAAGAACATCTAAAGAAGTATTACATTCATTGGATCAGATAACAAATCCAGATCATAGAAGAATATTTAAGAAGTATTTTATGAATGGTCAAGGGATTGTTAAGATTTCAATAGATGAACATTATGATGAGTCAGTTGTTAGGTCCTACATATCCAGTGCAACGAAAGAGTTTGCTGCAGTATATTGTAACGGTGCTCTAACTAAAGCATTTATTAAAGAATAAATAATAATAGCCCACTTATGCAGTGGGTTTTTTAATACAGTAAAGGTATGACTATAGATGTATCAACAAGGAAAGCAAGGCACAGCTTTTATTGTTCTGGTGATTGGAATAGAGTTAGGCGCCTTGCAATGGATAGAGATAACAATGAATGTTTATGGTGCAAAGCAGCAGGGAAGGTAACTACATCAACTAGAGCAACGCTTGAAGTAGATCATATAAAAGAATTAAATAAACATCCTGAACTTGCACTTGAATTAAGCAATCTAAGGACTTTATGCCACGATTGTCACAATAAAAGACATAACAGAGGTAAAAATAGAAAATTTGATGATGAAATTTTTGAGTTTTAGAAATATTATACCCCCCGTCTGAAAAAAACGCATGTTTTTCTAAAATCACGGAAGACCGGTTGGGGTTTTCTGACCAAAAATGACCCAGTTTTTTGTATAGGGGAGGGGTAATGGGAGCGAAAAGTAATTTAGAACAAGAACTTTTAGGAATAATTAATGAAAAATCATTTGCTGAACGTGAGAAAGTTGAACGTTATTGGAGCTTGGTGAAAATATCGAAAGAGCTTGATAAATCTATCTCAAGAGATGGTGCGATGATTGTTGTTAGAAATGGAAATCAAGAATTTTTAAAAACAAATCCAGCAATTTCTGAAAAGGTAAAAGTTAATGCAGCATTAATAAAATTAGACGAGTTTTTCCAAGCCAAAAGAGAAGAAAAAGGTAAAAATTTGGACTTTAATGAGGATGATTTGTATGATGATTAATTATGTTACAGACTACATAGAATCTTACCATGCTCAAAGAGTCAAATTTAATATTGAAAGAGAACAACTTGTAGAATATATCAAAAGAGAAATAGAACCAAGAATAGAAACTGGTGAAATCTACTTTGATGAGGTACAAATTAACAAGTGTATCAAATACATTGATACATTTTATTTTAAGCTTGAAGACTTCCAAAAATTTATTATTAGCTTTATTTTTCTTTTTTGGAGTGAAGGCAATGATATTGTTTTTGAACAATTTCTTATTATGATGGGACGTGGAGGTGGTAAAAATGGACTAATTTCTGGAGTGACAAACTATCTCCAAACTCCAATGCATGGTATTCCAAAGTACCACATCTCTCTTGTGGCTAATAGTGAAGATCAAGCAAAGATGAGTTTCGAGGAAATTTATGACACGATTGAAATCAATGCTAAACTGCAAAAAATGTTTAGGTGGGGCAAAAAAGAGATAAAAAATAGGACGACTCAATCTATTTTGCGCTATAAAACAAGTAATGGTAATACCAAAGACGGTTTACGAGACGGGGCGGTTGTATTTGATGAAATACATCAATACGAAGATCATAAAGTAACAGATGTTTATGTTTCAGGACTTGGTAAAGTAGCAAATCCTCGTGAGTTTTATATAGGTACAGATGGATTTGTACGAGATGGCTTTATTGATGAAATGAAAGAACTTGCTCATAAAGTTCTAGTGGGAGAGGCTGACTTTGACGAGTTATTCCCTTTTATCTGCAAGTTAAATAATGAATCAGAAGTAAATGACCCTTCTAATTGGGAAATGGCAAATCCTATGTTCAGTCTACCTATGAGTGACTATGCAAAACGCTTATTTAGGAAAGTGTCAAAACAATTTAAAAAACTTGAAGTTAATCCAAGTGGTCGGGATGAATTTATGACAAAACGCATGAATTATCCTGTTGTAGATATTGAACGTAGTGTTGCTACCTATGAAGAGCTTAAAGCTACTAAGGTAGAATTCCCTGTCTTAAAAAATTTACCAGCTATAGGTGGATTTGACTTTGCCTCAATCCGTGACTTTATTGCAGTTGGTGCACTATTTAAAATCGATGATAAATATATTTTTAAAAGTCATTCCTTTGTGCGTAAGGAATTTGTTGATAGGATATACAGCTATTCTAAGCCAAATGAAAATGTAAACGGTAAGCGTAGATTTGCTCCTATACGAAAGTGGGAAGAAGAAGGACTATTGACAGTATTAGATGAACCTTCTATGAATCCACAGCACGTTGTAGATTGGTTTGTAAGAATGAGAGACGAAGAAGGGTATGATTTTCAAACAATCTGTGGTGATGGATATAAAATGGATGTGTTAAAACCTTTATTTGAAGCAGCAGGCTTTGAAGTGTCTTGGAACGGGAAATTTAGTCAGCCTCCAGGTTATCGTGTAGAAGTTATTCGGAATTTTAGAGCAATTGATGCAAGGTTATCTTCTAGAATTGAAGATGCATTTGCAAATAAGAAAATTGTATTTGGGGATAATGATATGATGCGTTGGTACACCCAAAACGTGCTCAGAAGGCTCAAAACCGATGGCAACATAGAATATGTCAAGAAGGAAGAGACACGGCGTAAAACGGATGGATTTAAGGCTTTTGAAGCTGCAATGTTTAAGGTAGATGAATTAGAAAATAATGACTCTGGTAATTTCATTGATGATATAGCTGATTGGTGGTATTAATAAATATCAGTAAAAAATGCCCATTTTGAGGGCTTTTTTTTATTTATACTAAAGAAAATAGAGAAAGGAGTGAAGTATGAAACTGTTTGGAAAAACAAAAGCAGTCGCAAATGTTGAAGCTATTGAAATTGCACAAAATATAAATTCGTTATCGGCAAAAAATCTAGCATTAGATATTGTAGTTAGTTATGTTGCTAATATCTTTTCGAAAACGAAGTTCAAATTTAACGGCGATGATGCAGTAAATAGGTTGTACTATTTCAATAGATCTCCTAATGTTAATCAATCTGCTCAAGAGTTTTGGAAAACAGTTGCTTACGAACTTATTTCTAAAGGAGAGGCTTTAGTACTCCCGTTAAATAAACAGTTTTTCTTAGTAGACAGCTTTTATAGAGAAGAAAAAATAACCGGAGATATGTTTCACTTACGACTACTTTTAGTAGTCTAGATCGAGTGGATGCAATTGCTAGTATCGTTTATGGATTTACAGAAGAAACTTATTTAGGATTTAAAGAATTTTTAGGATTAAATTCTGAATCAGAAGAAGATTATTTTTCAGGCTTTGTAGAAGAAATAAGAATAGAGGAAATTGGTGGAGTTAATTCTGGAGAGATTCTAGATGAAAAAGTTTCTCGGAAATTTGAAGAACATATTAGATTGTGCTGTCATCAAAGAGATTTTATGACAAAGAGTGCACAGAATGCAAATGAACTTGCAGAGCAAGCAACGGCTTCATTTAATGCAACTGGAGAATCAATTTCTCAAATTAGTGTATTGCTTTCAGATTTAAAGCAAACTGTTCATAATGTTAATAATCAAGCATTACAATCATCTAGCACCGCAAAAACAGCAAAAAAAATTGCTAAAAGTGCGGAAAAAAGTTCTAATCAAGCTTTAGAACTTAGTGAATCTTCAAAAACTATTTTAGATGAGGTTAGTGATACAAAGACCAGTATTTACGCTGAGTTTATAGCTATTTTAGGTGTGTTTACAGCCATAGCATTTGTTTTGATGGGCTCTATACAGACATTTGGTACGGTATTTTCTAAAGTTGACAATCCCTCGAGTGGTTCTATTGGATTTGCTGTAGAGGCTGGCGCGGTATTCTTAATTATTATTATCACTGTAATTGTTGTTTTATTTAGTGGAATGAAGAGAGTATTGAGTAAAAAAAGTGGGCCGATCCCATGGTGGACAGTTATTCTTGTTATTGTAGTTGTTATTTCCCTAGTTTTAATTGGTTTAGCACTATTATTGAAAAATCCTATTCCTCAGGCTTAA